ATCAAATCCTCTTTGAATGAAGGCCGAAATAGGGAGACGATAGAACACAGCACCGTTCTCCATAATAGCATGAAAGAGGATTGGACGTCCTGTAATAGACGCCAACCCAAAAATAATACAGTCTTCAGCTTCTCCAAAATGCTCCTTAAGATCATAGAGATATTCTCTCCTGATCTGTGCATACGTCACAGGTATATTTGCATTCAGATAAGCCATGATGATTCATTAAAATATAATCGCGCCAACAACTACACCAATAATAAAACCAACAAGATATTCCCTATAATGTAGAGACCATACGTCCCATTTCACTTTAAGGTTTTTTAATTGTTCCTTCATTTTTCCTCCTTAATGTTTCCCCAACTTGTTCCTTTCTTATAAGAAACTTTATTCTTAATAAGAAGAGAAATAGCGGTCTCCATAATTTTTTGTATTGTACCAGCTTGTTCCTTATCTTTGACTGACACACACAATTCATCATGAATTTGTATGTGGGGCAGTATACCTTTTTCGTATAACAACACCATAGCTTTTTTAGTCATGTCTGCTGCTGATCCTTGAACCAATCTATTTAAAGCTTTGTAGGTGAATGCAGGTTTGTAATGATATTTAAAGTTATCCATATAATCAGGATCCAATTTATCATCTCCCACTTTTTCTAATAATTCTGCTTTATATGCAGTGTGAGCTTCTTCTAAGGTAAGAATAGGAACTGGTTCATATCTATTTATCTCAGGATTCCATTCTCTATCTCTTGTTTCCCATTTATTAAATCTACAAAATCTATCTTCAAGAGTAAATAAAAGTTTATGCTTCTCCGCAAACTCAATTAAATCTTGAGACAATTGTTTAACAAAAGGAACTTTACTGTGATAATTTTTAAATAATTCATTAGCTTTATCCTTGGATAAATTTAATTCTTTTTGTAATTTCATTTTTCCCATTCCATAAAACAGTCCCAGGTTAATGGTCTTGGCCGTGGTCCGTGGTATGTGGGCCATGTCTGCTACTATTTGGTGAAAGTCTGCGTCATCACTATCAAATTCTTTTTGTAAATCTTCAGTGCCAGGTAGTTCTAATTTCAATGCATAGTGTACCACGATCCGTGGTTCTTGTTGCGAGTAGTCAAAGCTCCCCCAGGTACATCCTTCTTCAGGAATAAATAATTCTCTCATCTTTTTACCATAGTATCCTCGTGCTGGAATCTGTTGTAGATTAGGATTAGACATAGAAAATCTTCCCGTCACCGTCCCACCTTGATCAGATCTAATTTGATTTATATCTGCATGTATTCTTCCTTTATGTACAAAACTTAATAGCCCTTCAACAAATGCACTCTTTGCTTTATCACATTCTCTTGCTTTAACAATCATCCGTAAGAATCTATTAGAATGAGTCTTTAAATATTCTTTAGGAAGTTGTGGCATTCCCGACTTAGGAGTCTTTTTATAATCTTTAATCTCTTGTTGATCTAATAATTTTTTAATAGAAGATGCAGCCCATATTTGGATATCGACACCGGTTCTCTTTTTTATAATGTTAATTAAATTATCTCTACGTCTTTCTAAAACTTTTCCAAAACGTTCCGCTTTTTCGACATCTATTTTAACTCCTTTAAACTTCATGTCAACTAAACAAGGAAATAATTTTGTTTCTAAAGTAAAAATTTTTCGTAGACTTTTTTGCTTCGGAGGGTATATAATTTCATCTAATTTTTTTTCGAATATATTCCATAACCTTAATGTTAAATTAACGTCTTGAATTGCATAATCTTTTACTAAGTCGTAAGATAGTTTGTGCATGTTAGACATAGGATCCTTAATACCTAATTCATTTAAAGCTCTTTCTTGTAAATCATATTTATATTTTTCATCTTTTAAATATTCTTTACTGAGTGAGTCTAAAGAATATTTCATTCGGGTTTCATCAATAACGGACGCAGCAATCATAGTATCCACTATTTCTCCTGCAGGCATTTCCCCTAGGACTGATCGGATCCAACAAATATCATACATAGCATTATGAAAAACCTTGCGTAAACCCTTGTTTTTAAAGACTTTTTTGTTAAGAAGCTCCCACGTTTCATCGGGATCTAAATTGCTAGTCATAGCATGAGCGATTGGAAAATATAATTTTTGTTTAGAAGTTGCAACTGCTATGCCACAAACAAAACCATCTTTTCTAATTGCACCTGATCCTTTAGTTTTTAAATTGGGATCATAAGTTTCTAAGTCAATTGCAATTGTATCTACACCTTTTAAATCTAATTCTGAAATTTCAGGGATACACATTATTTTTTAACTATCCCCCAAGAATTTTTCTTTTTTTCTTTCACTTCTTCAGGATAGTCTCTATCGATCGCCATGTCAATATAATGTTTTGCTTTTAATAAATCTTCTTTTTGATTTTTCTGTTTGTGCCTACACAAATATTTAATTGCGTTCCCTTCCGCAAACGGAATATTATTTTTATTAATAAATTCTGAAGGTTGAATGACCATACTGCGATAGTGATTCCCTCCTACCTGTTTTTTATATATATCATCCGTCATGAGCACATTCCTTAATTAATCTTTTAATATAATATTCATGTCTTTGTGCTTTAACTCTTGCTTGAACTTCTGGACGTTGATAATATGCTTTGTCCCATGCTTTACCTTTAGGACTTTGTCTCCATTTTTTTCTTGCTCTCTTTCTAGCTTCTTCAGACCAGGGATTTTTCATCTTGCTCCTAACGTAAATTGGCTTTGTGTATTTAATGTCCAATAATCATAAATAGCTCTACTGTATGCAGTATATTTTAATCTTAGTTGTACATAATAATCTTCTCTTCGTGTCATACTAAGATCAACTATTACATTATCAAAAGTTAATCCTTTAATAGTATGTATATTACCATATTTTATACGAACATCATTATTAAAATCCACTCCTTGTTTTAATAATTTTTTTATGTAAATCATTCTGGAATCAAAGTTATGAACTTTAAGTCTAATTAAATCTAGATCTGGATGTTGTTTGCACTCGGGTTTTAAAAATTTCTTTTCAATTAAATAATCAACAGTATAGTCTTGCTTAATCCAATCTTCAAAATATTTTACATCTCCTTTTCCTCTTACTTTGACTACACTAGATAAATATTCCCAGAATTCTTTTATTTGTTTAAGGCTCATCGGTTGACCCTCTAAAAATTTGGGCCAAAAGTAGTGGGCTTTTAATTCTTTTTTAGAAACGAATGCGGAGTTTTCAATGTGAGAAAACTCAAGGGCATTATTAATAAAAAATTCTCTTATTTTTTTATCGCTCGGTGTACCTCTAAAAGTAAACAAAAAGGTTTCATTAGTGTTGTGTATTTTATCTAAAAGAATATCCATATGAGGAGAAGGACCTAAGTGAGGTAAGAAATATCCATTACCTTCGATGACCTCTCCTATTTTTCCTTTGCCATGTCTTTCAGTATAGACTGCGGGAGTCCATACCCTACTGTATCCATATTTGTCCCATAAAGGTTTTATAATTTCTTTACATTTTTCATTAACCATTCGACTACATCTTTTTCCTTTTTCTAGTTCTTTAAAAGGTTGTGCAGATAAAGTATGAAAGTAATGAGCATTTGAACCAGCAAATTCAAAGATAGTTTGGTCAGCGTCTCCTACCATATAGAAGTGACCATCCTTAACATTCTGTGCCATTTTATGAATAGCTTTCATTTGAGGAACGTTACTGTCCTGTGCTTCATCAATAATTAAAACATCAATAAGAGGATCTTTAGCTACTTCATTAAAGTCTTCAATCATATCCTCGAAGTCACAAATGTTATATCTTTTTTTATAATCCACGTAGACTTCGTACATCTCTTTTAGTAAAGAAATATTATTATAAGGTTTATAATCTAACGAATAACATTTTTTCCAAAACTGTTCTAAAGTTAAACCTCGGCCTCTAGCTGCTTTAACATATTTATAAAACCCATGTTTTTCTAGGTTTTTTTCGGTACTAAAAAACCGTTTATTAAGTTGAATTAAATTTTTATGATCCACATCATCATCAAATTTTTCCTTTAAAGGAACTTTGTTTTTACAGTATGAATGAATAGTACATATTCTATATTTAAAAAATTTTTTTCTTAATCCCTTGGCTTTCATTTCTGGAATATCTAAAATAGCGTCTCGGATTTCATCAGCAGCTACATTGGTGTGGGATAATATTATTATATTTTCTGGAGAATAATTTTTTAACAAATCTTTATAAAGATTTACGATAAATTCGTGAGTTTTCCCTGTGCCTGGAGGACCTGCTACAAATCTAGGATTCATTAGTTACCTCTTTAAATTCTCCTTCTACAATCATATCTTCCTGAGCAATATCAGCATTTTCGATTCGCCACGACACACATGATTTACCTTTCCATTTTCCTCTATTCTTTCTTGCTTTTAAAATTCTTTGGAGTTTTAATACTAAGTCTACTCTTTCTATACTAACTTTCTTGCTTTCTAAATAATCTTCAAATGCATCAAGATTAAATTCTAATGCGGTAGTATTAGGATTGTAATAAGGTAAGTGATAATTAGCTAATTCTTTTTTATCTGTAAAAGCTTTAACTTGCCTTATGTAATTTTTAAAATGTTTAATAAAAATTAAATCTTTATTTGCTTCTTCTACATAATCTTTGGATTGAGTTCTCACTTCATATTTTTTTCTCATTATAATTTCAAAATCAGAAGGTTTCATTTTAGGAATCCAAACCGAAGCTTGACTAATGACCTGGTCGTAAAATAATTGTTGTTTCATTAAGGTAGGACCATCAACTAATATTTCTTTTTCTATTAATTGGTCATTCACCATTGCATTTACTTTAACAATATATCTATCACTCCCATATTCAATAATTTCCCCAATAGATTCTTCAGCAATTTCTTTTCCTGCTACATGTTTAGCACCAACCCAACTGAAGATTTCTGAAACTGTGGCATTGGAACATCCAATAATTTCTGCTAATTTTGGAATTCCTAAATTTTTAGTCGCTTTCTGTCCACTTGTTCCTTTAGACATTCGTTTAGAATATTCTTCGTCATTAGATTCGTAAGCCAAGTTATAAACAAATTCATCTATATCTGCTACATCCCACGTGGTATGTTTCAGAAGTACACCTGCAATAGCACTACAATAAGTATCTCTTTGTCCTTGAGGAGCATATAACAAACATAAAGCTGCAGATAAAGCCACCTTTCCTATATCCTCTCTTAAATTTCCAATGTACTTATTGATACTAATATATTTTTCCCAATGTACATTTTCATTGGCTTTACTATGTTTAGATTCAGGAACGATAGTATATCGGTCGTTTCCATTTCTTAATTCACATAGCATAGAGCCGTGTGGTAAATTCTGATATTGTGCTTTTAATTCTTTAGGTAATTTAAATTGTGTAAATTCTATTTGTCCCTTCCACCAGTAGTGACTGTTAGGGTTTCCATTTCTTCCTGAAATTGCATTAAGAGATTTTACATATCGAGGTACAAATCTTTTAACCAACTCATTATCTATATCTAAATCAATATCCTCATCTAATCTCAATGCTATTTCACAGTGAGAATAATTATTTTTCCATTGTTCTTTGGTAATTTTAAAATTTGGGTTGGACCAATCTTTGACTATCGGAGTGCCTTTCATACAAGGGATAATGATCCTTCCGGAATCAATCCATTGTTCATAGGTAACTGGCGCTGTCTTATTCATTTGTTCCAACATAAATCCACTTCTGACTAAGGGGTCCCTAGGAACCCCTTAATCTTTTTTTCGAGTCCACTCTCGCTTCTTCGAAACTTAGAAATTATAAATTAATTTCCTTTTTGGGTTCTATGCCAGACTCATGTTTCGCTTCTACTTCTCCTTTATTTACTCTAGTAGAAAAAGTTTTAGCTACTTCATAAATGGATTTATCTTCCACCGGTCCTTTTAAAGACACATCCCATCCAAACCATGTTCCTTTGTCATTAGACATTTGAACAGCTTTTAGATTATAAATATGGCTGTAAGTTGGCGGGGTAAACAATCCACTCTTGCCTTGCATTTTAATTCCCATCATTAATGAATTCCATGTTCTACTCACTTTGAGTTGAGTGGCCTTCATTGAAATTAATGCAGTGGTTGGAGTTTTACCTAGAAGAATCACAAAGTGACTCGCTGTGGTTTCTAAATAGTTACCATTAGCTAATCTATCTTTATTATCCTTACTTCTTTGAGTTTTAGGCAATGTATCAGAAGCTTCATATATGTTCACTGGTGCGCCCATACTAGCTCCTCTATCTTGCCATTCAATGTATTGTCTTTTATAAAAGACAGGAAGTACATCGATTCCCTTCGCACCATCAAACAACTCTTTAGTAACAGTATTGATAATCATACCAGGTTGTGCACCTTCTATGTATTTCGCATGCTGTTTGTTGATCTCCGGTGATAAATGACCTAGAACTTTCAAGAAAGGCAATGCAAGATCATCTTGCTGAATGTTCTGAGCCCCTTTATTAGCATCTGCTTCAAATAAATTTGAAGACAATGCTCCGGCAGTGTTACGTACTGCAACGTCTGTTTCATTTTTCATGTTTATTGTTTCCTTTTTATTGTTGTTTTATTTCCAATGAATACATTGAAAATTTCCGCTGGCATGGGATTCCCTGCCTCAATACGCTCACGGACTAACGCTTTGAGAGTCATGGGCTCAACCTTCAACTTCTGTGTCGGTTCAAACCCATTACTCTTCGCAAGTTCGGCATAATCAGCCGCCTTGTTATCTTCGTTACGACCAAAAGATACGGATATCTCGTTTTTGATTATATCTCCTAGTCCATTGTTACGAAGCCAGTTAAACGCCGCTTCTTTATTCGCTTGAGTAATTGTAGCGCTATAATGCGGCTTTACATCTACAGAAGAACCATCTGCTAGTTTAAGTTGGGATAAACCCATCTCAGACATCATAGTTGGTATCACTTCTCCAGATAAATTTTCAATTTGTTTTTTATGTTCTTTAAGAGCATCTTCTCGTATTTCAAGTTCATGCTGCATTCCTTCTAATTGTTTTATTTTATCAGCAAGTTTATCAATATTTTCTGTTCTATTTAATAAATCTTCCTGGTCTTTTTCAAAATCAATTGCCATCTATTTCTCCTTTCTCGTGTAGATTAATTTCAATAGGATAATATTTTCTTTCTTGTTTATCCCATTTTAACAATTTAAATTTTCCATTTGTATTTTCTGCAACGATAGAACAAGCTACTCCAATTATTGCTGGATCTCCAGTTAATAATAAATAATCTTTTTTAGAAATATTTTTAAGTCCTTGTCTTAATTTATAAATTAAAGGACCAGGAGAAAATATAATTTGTGAAAGTTCAGGTAATAAAAATTTTAATTTTCCATATCCTGCTGCACCCATAATATTTATTTTAGGTCTTCCTTCTTTAGTACCAGGAATTTCCTGAATAACATAAACTACTGCATCCGGATCATATCTATCTGGAGTAGGTCCACATTTTAAGCTACTAAAAACATCTTGTTGTATCTTTCTCATTGACAAACAATATAACTATCTATATATAGAAGTCAAGAAAGAAAAAATAAAAATTATGAATTACAAATTTAAAACAAAGCCATACGCGCATCAGCTTACTGCTTTGGAAAAATCTTGGAATAAGGAAACTTTTGCTTATTTTATGGAGATGGGAACAGGTAAATCTAAAGTTCTTATCGATAATATTTCCATGCTGTATGATAAAGGAAAAATAAATGGAGTATTAATAATTGCCCCTAAAGGTGTTATTAAAACTTGGTATGAACAAGAAGTTCCTCAACATTTACCAGATCATGTCGAAAATGAGGCGGTTTTATGGCAAGCAGCTATTACTAAAAAACAACAAGAAAACTTAAATAAGTTATTTAAACTTACATCTAATTTACATATTTTAGTGATGAATGTAGAAGCTTTAAGTACCCCTAAAGGAACTAATTTTGCATATAGATTTTTATCGTGCCATAATTCTTTAATGGCTATTGATGAATCTACAACTATTAAAAACCCTAAAGCTAAAAGAACTAAAAATATTTTACAATTAGCCCAGTACTCAAAGTATAGAAGAATTCTTACTGGTTCTCCTGTAACGCGAAATCCCCTAGATCTCTATACTCAATGTGAGTTTCTAAGTCCTTGGTTATTAAACTTTGCTTCTTATTATTCTTTTAGAAATAGATATGCAGAAATGAAAACAATGAGATTTGGAGGAAGACAGGTCCAGGTGGTGGCTGCCTATAAAAATTTGGGAGAACTTTCTGATAAACTGAAAGACTTTTCTTATAGAGTTTTAAAAGAAGATTGTTTGGATTTACCCGCTAAAACCTTTATGAAAAGAATGATCACTTTAACTCCCGATCAATCAAAAATTTATAAACAAATGAAAGAAGAAGCATTAGCTTATCTTAATGGTAAGGTTACAACCACCGCCACAGTTTTGACACAATTAATGAGGCTACAACAAATTACTTGTGGTCATTTTAAAGCTGATGATGGGACTACTCAACTTATAAAAAATAACAGAATAGATGAATTAATGAGTGTCTTAGATGAAATAGAAGGAAAGGTAGTTATTTGGGCACATTTTCAATATGATATAACTTCTATTATTCAAGCTATTGTAAAAGAATATGGTCCGGGGTCCGTGGTCGACTATTATGGCTTAACTCCCCAAGAAGAAAGACAAGACAATATTCGTAAATTTCAAAATC